TTGGAAATAATACATCCAATAATAACCAAACAAACAACAATCCATTTGATAGTGAATTTGGAAATAATACATCCAATAATAACCAAACAAACAACAATCCATTTGATAGTGAATTTGGAAGAAATATACTTAATAAAATTATGAATAATTACGTCTAATGAATTAATTTATTATAAATAACTTTTAGTTACAAAAAATTGAAACTTTTATTATTTGCATAAAAATTCATATCATAATAATTATTATATGAACAATCACATTATAAACTATACCAATGATGGATATACAAAATATAATTCATTCTTCTCTGAGGAACTTATAGATAATGTGAATGATATTATAGACGGTCTTAACTTACCTGTTGGCGACACTGTATTTGATGAAGATGGAACAGGTAAAATCAAACAGATACAATACTTATACAAATATAACAATATTTTTGTAGATATGATTGACTCTATCAAACCGATAGTAACTGAATTATTAGGTACTGACAAATATAGTGTACTTAATATGCAATTGTTTGAAAAACATCCTCTAATAAGTAAGCCCACTAGAGCACATCAAGATAATGCATATTTCAAGATGACTCCTGCCACACCATTAACCTGTTGGATATCATTAGATGATATTGATGAAGAAAATGGATGCCTGTATTACGCTCCAAAAACACATCTAACACCAACAAGAAAACATCAACGTTACCATAAACATACCACATTTAGAATCAGATCTGGTGTTCCCGGATTATCTTTGTGCCTTCATGAACATCCTGAGGAAACAGATATACCGATAATAACAAAAAAAGGAGATTTATTAATTCATAATTGTAATACAATTCATAGAGCAGGGAAAAATAATACAACTGACCGGAGAAGAAGAGCAATCGGTTTAGTATTTATACCAGATAATTGTGTTATTGATGATAGACTATTAAAATATCATAATGCCAGACTAAAAAAAGATATTGAATTGCAAAAAATAAAAAATCCAAAATTATACCGAGAATTGAAAGAACATTTTAAGGATTTATATTAATTACTTTATGCTATAAAAAAAATTTGAAATGAATTTTAATTACAATATTTAATAAATTGTAATTAAGAAAAAGAAAAGGAAAGGGAAAGGAAGGAAAGGAAACTAGTTAGATTTGCAAATACCATCAAGTAGTTTAGAAAATCTACTTACTTTGTATTTATTTATTGTTCTAATGTCTGCTCCTCGTAAATTAACATCTTTCTGAATATAATATTCAACCATTTTTATTAATTTTTTTAAATCATTTGATCTCATATTATTAGAAATAATACCAACTAATATAGATACTATATTGTATCCTTTTTTGCTAATATAATGAATATTATTAGGTGATTCCAATTTTGACATAATATTTATAATATCATCAATATTACTACCACCTCCAACATTTGAATATCTTTCAGCTAATATTATCAAAGCAGATTTACCAAATTTATCTGTTGCATCAACATCTGAACCATAATATAACAAGGTATCTATCAAATCAGCATCCAAGTATTTCATTCTTTTTATTGCAAACAATAAAGGTGTCATTCCACAACACATAAATTTATTAACAATGTTATAATTTTCAATATAAAATGATAACAGCGAAATATCATATGGTTTATTTTCTTTATTTGTTATAAATGCTGAAAATGCATTTTCATAACTGGTTATATCTAAAGTAGCACCATGCATTTTTAACAAATTTGATATAAACACACGGTCATCATATGGTGCATTTTTTGCTACTATACTTAACACATCAAATTCATCATCTTTGTATTTTGCATCAGCTCCAGCCTCTAATAATATTTTAATAGTATCTTTATTTGTAGTACCGTTTTTTAACCCAAAACATGCCATCACTAATGGAGATTCACCACTAGCATCAATAATATCATTAACTTTTGCACCTTCAAGTATTAATATTTGTATAATACGGTTACAAAGTACATTATTATGGTTGTTTAATGCCTCATATAAAGCAGTTCTACCTTTTCCACCTCTTACTATATTAACATCTGCACCAATATTTATCATTTTTTTAATAATTGGCAAAGTAAATTCTTCATTAACAACTTTGTTAATTGCTGACATCAAATATGTCCAACCACTATTATATGTTTTATTAATGTTAAAATTCGGTTGCAACAATATATCCACTAATCTAACCATCTCTGTAGATGTAATACCACGTTTCAACAAAAAAGATAGAGGAGTAACCCCAGAATTGTCAGGTATATTAACATCAGCACCACTTCTAATCAATATATCAACCATTCTTATTCTATCATCTATACTAATTTCTTCATTACTTGATACAACTTCATATAAAGGTGTATAGCTTCTTCTATTCTGAAAATTAACATCTGCTCCATTATTAATTAATAATTGCATCGCTTCAATATTATTATATTTGATTGCAAGTGATAAAGGTGTTATATATGAATTTATATAATTAACATCAGCTCCATATTTTATTAATGCACTTATAACCTCAATATTATTGTTATATTTTAAAGCTGTTTGTAATAATTTATAACCATCAGATGAAGTCTCATTAAATGAAATTTTATCAGCATTTTCTTGGATATAATTCAAAATACGCTGTCTGGTATCTCTAAATTGTTCTCCAATTAATAATTTATTCAATTTATCTAATGGGCGTTTTATATGTTGGTTATTGTTATTTGTTGGGCGAGATTCTACATTATTGTTATTGTTGATATCACGTCTACCCTCTTCTAACATATTTTTAATATAATCTGCAATATTTTCTCTTGTAATACTATTACTTATCGGAACACCTTGACAATTATTTGCTAAAAAATTAGAAATATTGTCAAAATGATTTTTGTAATCATCCAATTTAATAATCTCTAATGTATCAACTAAATTATATAACAAATTTCCACCACCTCTTTCTATTTTGTAAAGATAACAGATATTACCTACAACATTTGCTATATAACTTTTATCAGTTACAGGTATACCATTTTTTGGGATAGATTGTATATCTAATCTGTAAGTTATTGTAGTGTTATAAATGATACCTGCTTCCTGAAGATAACTAGAAACACTTGATATTCTTTTTATGTTATTGTTATTAAACATGATTGATTTTTTTTCTTAAATTACTTATATTAAAGTAGGATATATGTGTTACCATAAGCATAAACTATAATTCCATTTTTCAATTTTTTCATCTAATAATCACACCTTCTAGTATATATTCCATAAATAAACCTATGTGATCTTAATATACTAATAATTTCAGTATAATTATTTCTAGATGCATATCCTAATGCTGTACATCCATCATTATCCCTTAAATTAACATCAATGTATGTATTTTGCAATAATAATCTTACTATATCTGGCAATTTCAATAAAGTTGCCCATATAAGTGCAGTAAACCCATTGTTATCCTGTATATTAACATCAATACATATATTTTCTAATAATAACTTTACTATATCTAACAATCTTTTCCGAACCGCTAATATCAATATAGTTGAATCATTCCTATCTTTTTTGTTAATATCCTTATCATGTATATTACCAATAAGTCGGCTTATCTCTTCCACATCACAAATATCATTTTCTAAACTATCCAATAAATAATCAATAACCGGTCTACTGCTTAATATTTTGGACATTATATTATTATTATTAATACACCACTATATATGCATAATAATATCAATTTTTAATAAATCAATTGTTATTATATTCATCAAATATTTCAGCAATCTCTCTTTCCTGCCCTATTCCTAAATCGGCCCAATCTAATGCTGTGTTATTATTAATATCAACAAGTAGAGGATCAGCTCCTCTTTGTAATAATAATTTTATAGATTCTTTATGGTCCCAATAACAAGCATACATGAGTAATGTTTTTTTATTGAAATCCTGTTTGTTAATATAACAGTCAGGTACTCTCTGTATTTTCTGTACTAGTTCTCTATCTAAATATCTACCTAATCTAATCTCGTACAAAAGATTATCTATTGTCAATTCACTATCAAAAACTTTCGACATCTGTATATATTATATTTGTAAGTATAAATGGTCCAATATAACATTTTTTTTTCAATTTTTTATAAATTAATTCATATACTGTTGCAATATATTAACAGTCCAGAAAAAATTGATAATATAAATGTCTGAATAGTTAAACATATACATAAATTTATTTAATAATGGAGCACTCTAACACCACTAAATTAACTTATCAAAACTATTTATTAGTAAAATACGGGATTCAAGACATTAATTTTGATATCTTTGATCAACATGTATTCAATAATGATATTAATAAATATAAAACATATATACCAAAATATAAAAAATGTATTTTAGTGAAATATGATAGAAACCTTTACAAGCTATACAAAGTAATTCAAAAAAACCAATATGGTTATGATTCTGGTCCAGCAGATTATGAACTTATTGAAACTTTTACATGCATAAAAGATGATATGTTCAATAATAACGATAATAATAACTTTGATAGCTTGCCAGATAGGTTAACTCTTGATATAAACACGTTAAAAAGTGTAAGTAAGGAAATAGGAGAAAAATTTCACTACTTGGTTAAAATACAAAATATTGACCTAATAGTGGAATTCTTAGATAATAATATAACTAGTGTCAATTATCAAAATATTAATGGATCAACTGCTCTCATGATTGCTGCTCAAAAAAATAATTTTGATCTTGTTAAAATATTAGTAGAAAAATACGGTGCAGATGCAAACATTAGAAATAAAGAAAATTCACCAGCACTATTCTTTACACACAGCAACACTACAACAGATATTTTTGAGTATTTGGAAAAAATGACTGATTACAATATCAATGAAATATTACATACCAATCAAGGGAAAAATTTTCTTCATTTAGCTGCTGCTTGCGAAGAAAACGAGGAAATTATGAAACTACTAGTGCAAAGAAAAGATATCGATATTAATAAACAATCAAATGATGGATATACAGCTTTACATTTAGCATGTTATCATAATCCATGCAATGCCAAAGTGTTATTAACACATAATGATATTGATATTAACAAGAAATCAGATTGTGGAGACACAGCTATTATTTTTGCAATGAAGCAACATAATTATTATCTCGCTATAATTATAGCTGAAAGAAAAGACTTTTATTCAAATGTAGCCGATAAATATGGTAGAACACCTATAATGCATTCTATATATTATGATTTGGGTTTGTTTACCTCATTACTAAATAATAAAAATATAAACATTAACATTCAAGATATGAATGGTAAAACAGTTCTAATGCTCGCACTAGAAACAAAAAATACAAAAGCAGTAAATATGTTAATTAATAGGAAAGATCTAAATATAAATCTAACAGATGCAAACGGGGATAAGGCTATAAATTTTTCACATGGTTCTTACTTTACGGGAAAAAAAGACGATAGAGACATCATAGATTTTATAGAAAATTTAAGCATTTAATTTACAGCTTTCTAATTATCATAATTTTTTTATAAATTAATTCATATATTGTTGCAATATATTAACAGTTTCATGACGGGATTTTTTTTGTGCTACTGTTAATGCATTATATCCATGCTTGGTTTGTATACCAATATTAATATTTTTATGTTGTAGCAACATATCAACAATATCACAATATCCTCTTTTAGATGCACACATTAAAGCAGTATAATCATCACTGTTTTGTATATTAACATTTATACCTTCTCTTTCTAATAATAATTTCACACATTCAGTTCTCTTGTTGATAGTTGCTAATATTAAGGCAGTACAATAACTATTATTTTGTAAATTTATACAAATTCCTCTCTTTTGTAATAACAATTTGACTATTTTGGTATAACCTTTTTCAGAGGCATACATTAATGCATTGTAGCCATTATCTCCTTGCATATTCACATCAATACCTTTCTTTTCTAATAATAATTCAACTATTCCAATATAACCTTTTCTAAATGCATATAACAGAGCAGTAAAACCATTATTATTATATATATTAACATCAATACCTTTCTTTTCTAATAATAATTTAACTATATCATAATGTCCATATTTCGAAGCATATATCAAAGCACTACACTCATCATAATCACATCTATTTACATCAATATCTTCTTGCTTTAGTAATGCAAGTACTATTTCATAATATCCATATTCTGAAGCATATATTAAGGCTGTGGAATAATTATAATCTGATATATTAATATCAATACCTTCTTGTTTCAATAATATCTCTACAATATCGTAATGCCCATATTCTGAAGCATATATTAAGGCTGTACATCTATCACAATCTACTATATTCACATCTATATCTTCTTTCTCCAATAATATCTCTACAATATCATAATATCCTTTTTGAGAAGCATGCATTAATACTGTGCTACTATTATCAAAATATGTAATATTAACATCTTCACATGGCAAACGTTTTGCCATTTGTGCTAATTCTTCCCTAGTATATGTATTTCTTTGCAAACCGTCCAATATACATTCAATTATCGGTTTGTAACTAAATACCTTTGACATCCTCTGCTTATATATATATATGATTTTTCTCGTATATATATCCATATAACATATAATATTAATTTATTAATTTTTAATAAATTAATGTATCAGTCATATGCACATCATATAACATATAATATTAATTTATCAATTTTTTAATAAATTAACGTATCATTTCATAATAACAATTGTCACAACAATAACCATTATAAGTAATCCATTTAGTATTAATACTAATATATTTTTTGCAACTAATTCCACATTTTTTGCATACAGGAGTAATACCAACACAATCTGGCACTTTTGGAGCAGATGACTTATCATAACTATTGTTATAGGCCGTCAGATAAATATTATAACATAAATGGCAATAAGGTACCTTATTACTCGCATAAGCATTAGGAGCCCATTTCCTTGTATCATGTGTTAATTGTTTACCACAATTCCGACATTTATAACTACACAAATAACACCAATGAGTGTCCAGACTGTATCCACTAACATTCTCTATAATATTATCACAATTACTTCCAGAACATGCTATGTTATTTGTAATAGGTTTAACATAAGATACACCACTACTCTCATGACAGCTGAATAAACATCCCATATCTATATTCACATTTGTATAACAAATAGTTGTATTAATAAAAAAATATCAATTTTTTTGTAATGAATGCAAGATAAGAAAAAATATAATAGTTGACGGATAAGGATCCCAAATATTATGAATGAGATAACCAAACAATCATAAAAATACAATGCACATACAAACATCACAGAAAGACAATAGGTTATATATTAAATTCTTATCAGAATATGATTTTAATAAATTAATAAATTATTCTTCTTAGCGCAAAAATATCCCAAGTTATGATAATCATCATACACAGTTTTATGAGGATTAGATATACATTTATTATTATAAGGATATAATTGTCCAAGTTTATGATACCATACATTAGATTCTCTATATTTATAACAATGATAATCACAGTCTTTTGTATTATATTTAACAAATATTAATGCTTCATCATATTTTGGGATATACTTATCATTAACCTCTCTAAAACCATCTAATTTTAATTTCAAAGGTAAAATATATTTTTGTGATGATGGATATATTTTTGCAGTAATTCTAAAGAAAAAATATAATAGTGATGGGACTAGCCACCCAGGCTGAGAATATGTACCTGTTAGGATCCCAGATGCATAATTATAGCAGTTATTATTTTTGCATATATTTTTATCATAAAAAATGTCATCATTATCAATAAAAGTTATGTTTCTTTTCAATACAATTTTCCAAGATATATATTTTAGAAGTAACTCAGCACCTTGCTCAAATAATATTAATAATATTATTATTTTGTACATTTTTTTTTATTTTTGTTGTGATGCCTGTTAATATGATCCTAATTATGCCAGTAAATTTCAATTTTTTTCTTTATAGGAAGAAATCAGTAATCATCTTACAGTTCAGTAATAGTATTTCAATATATTCACATTTGTATAACAAATAGTTGTATTAATAAAAAAATATCAATTTTTATTGCTTGTTTATGATGTTCTAAAATAACCAAGATATATTAAAAATGCTACAAGTGAAGCAGTTACAATATACAATACTAATAATAAACTCATGAACACATAATTAATATTTTTGTTTATCTTGTTATTCCTTCTAAAATGTTCAAATAGTTTTTTAACCTGACTGTTTGTATCTAGGACATCTGATGGCACAGATAAAAATCCTTTATCTTTAATAATATTTATGTATCTTACTTTATCCTCAAATGATAAGGATTGTAAGATACCAACCTGTGATGCTTGCCTATTAATGTTTTCTTCAATGGTAGTATTCAATTCAGATTCATCAACATCTATAACTATATCAAATTTTTGTGGCAATTTGACCAATTCATAACTATTCATATTTGATTTATAAATAAATATATTATACTGCAACAACTTAACAATATAGTTTCAATTTTTTGTAAAACCAAAATATACCATATACACAACAAAGATAAGTAAAGTTGCTAATGATCCAATAATTAATAATAAAGTAGATACAGCGCAAAAGTTGTCTGTTTTGTTATTATTTTTAGTCCAAGTGGCCACATTATCTATTGTAATATCATCTGATTTCATCTCCTTCATCATAAGATCTCTTATAGTAGATTTTGGATTTATATGGCTAGTATTTATATGTATAACTATTGGAGTTTTTTTCTTTATCATATCATCCACTTTATTACTCATATCACAATCTATCTGGTCAATTTCTTCAACAAAATTATCTTCATATTCTGATAGTTTATCAAATAATATATCAATATCTTCCTCTAACATGTTAATAGAAATACACTTGCATAATAAATAAAAGTATATAACCAAAAAAACTTCAATTTTTATCGTTCTTTTGAATAAATTAATTAGTTATTAGAATAATCATATAATAATAGCTCTACATCATTTTCATGTTCATTAATTGCAATATCAATTGCTGTTTCATTAAATATATTAGTCGCTCCTATATTTGTTCTAGAATCTTGCACTAATATTTTAACAATATCAATATATCCACTACTTACAGCGATCATTAATGGTGTATACTCAATTCTATTTACACAATTAATATCTAAATTATCCATTTTTAGGAGAACTTCAATGACCTTAATATGTCCGTTATATATTGCTGCTGTAAGTGCAGTACATCCTACAATATCTTTATAATTAATATTAATATCTTGCCTTTCTAACAACACCATTACAATCTTATCTTTTCCAGCAATTGCAGATAAGGTAAGTATACTGTTTTCATCCTTATCAGTTTTATTTATATCTCCATTAGGGACTCTATTTATTAACTGAATTATATCATCTTCTGTAATATGAGAGTTTTCTTCTGGGTTGATAAGCAATCTAAGTATAATATCTACAGGATTTTTTTCTTCCAATACTTTGGACATATTTTAGGATTCATGTATTATAATAATCTATCAATTACACTCATAATTTCAATTTTTTAATAAATTAATATATTATTTCCAGAATATTAATTCAGTATCAGAGAAATGTTATAGGATACCTCTTATAGGATAAATAAACCTATCTATGTCTCATATTTGTGTTATAAATTAGTATAATAGTGCCATATATAGGTCCTATACGATGTATTGTAATACATATACAGTCCATTATACAGTTCTAACAAATTATACTTAGATCGGATATTTATTACTGAGTTGATCATTTTATAGAAAAGTAACAAGGTCCACATTATCAATATATATGATTTATGTACATAACCTGATTTTTTGACAATATGTTAAAAAGTATATATGCATACCAATTATATTAAAATCGTAGGATATATATACTTTTTCCTATATACGCCACCTTATTACTTTCTGTACCCATGGAAAAATTACACTTTTTAAAAAAAGTGTAATTTTTTTTTCCAACTTTTTGACATGGGTGTGTCTATGTTTTGAGAAAAAAAAATTATAATTTTTTGGGCAAAATTATATGCCAAT